GCTGGTACTTCCACGCCCGCCGCCGCCGCTTTTTGCAGCACGATCGTCCGGGCATCGTCTAACGTTAGTTTTACATATTTTCCATTAGCGTCTAACATTAAGCCACCTGCGCGTTATACTGTTTTTTCAATGGGTCGTACACGACCGAAATGCAGGTGGCGTACTTGGTAATAATGCGGTTTATGTCGAGTGCGCGGTCCTGGGTCGATTGCGAGATTGTCCATATCAATTGATTGCGCCCGAAGTACGGGTCAGCATCCCAGGAACCCTGAATACAGCGAAGCTCACTTTTCGCGTTTTGCACCGCTGGCGTTCGGGTCGTTTGCAAATGGTTGTTTGCGTCGGTCGTAAAATTTCCATTATCGTCGATCTGGATCATGTTGGGGGCCCTGTTACCCCGGGCGCAGTTGTTACTGCATGCGTATGCGTTGCAAAATTGACCCCACCAATGACAGCGGATGCGGCGGTAAGAGCGCCGTTGACTGTCAGGGCGCCGGTAACCAGCAAGGCCCCTGTCAACGGGAGCGGTCCAGGTGCGCTGGTTTGCAAACCTGCGACAGTCAGGTTTGCACAAGATGCGTTCCCGGTGATAACAGTATTTCCGGTAACGTTCAGATTCGCCATGAGCGTAACGTCGCCAGTTACATCAAGGGTTCCTTCAATTTCGGCGTCCCCGCCTACAATCAAATCTCCTTCGAGTTCTGAATCTCCTTCGACGTTTAAGTCCCCGGTGATTTTGACGTCCCCGTCAAAAATGAGGTCCCCAACAAATTTGTAGTCTCCAGTAAATATGAAAACACCGCCTTGCGGTTTGACTACGTGTACGATTCTGCCAGTAGCCTCAGACGCGTCATAATAACGGCTTACAGCCTCGTCGTCCAGGGCATTACGCGCGGTTACTACCAGTACAAGATCCCCGCTTTCCGGGGTGATGCCCGCAAGGGGGGCGGCGGAAACGGTCGGATGGTCCGTGCCATCAAGTTCAACGATAAGCGGCTTTACGTCCGCAACGTTCAAAATCGGGTCGAACGTCTCGACGGTTGCAAGGAAAGCGTCAGTCATCTAATCCCCGAGTAAACCGCGTTTTCAAACAGCGTGTCAAGTTTAAAATTGGAAATTAGCCAGTTGTTGGTCCCGGTAATCGTGAGGGTCGATTCGGTGCGCGAAATGGTGAGAATCAATTGCAGTATGTAAAACTTATAACCTTTCACTTTCTTGAGCCCGTAGGGTGCGGGGTCTGCCCTGAAGTTGCCGAACAGGTCTGACGCATCCGAATCGTTGTAAATTATCACTGAATCGAAAAGGCTTAAATCCTGGGGTTCAGTTTTGAAAGTCGCTGTTGCATAGTCCTGCACAGAAAACGTCGAAATGATACTTGACCCGCTCACGTACCCGCGAAAGGAAAATTTCGTAGGAATTAGACTGAGGTAAGCCGGGTTGTTTTCAGAATTCAAAGAAATCAGTTTTACGGTTTTATTGTCCGAATCCAGGTCAAAAAAGATTCCGTTGTCCCGGCAAACATTCGCAAGGATCTTATTCACAGGCGCCGGCGGATAGTAACGCGAAGCGACCGGCAACTTGGCCGCCATATCGGCGGGAGCCGTAATTTTGAAACCCGTGGGCGCGAGCGCTGCTTGTATTTGCGCAACCAGGGGTTTCGCTTTATCGATGTTCATCCGCATTTGTAAGCGCATCACCATTGAGTCAAACGACGCACCCCGGATTTGTAACGTGCTGTTTATACGTTTTGCGTCAAAGTTGTACGTCGTCCCGTACACCATGAACTTTTTCATGACAGTTTTCTTCGTGCCTGCGGGGCCCGGAATATCATAAATCAAAACCCCGTAAGGAAATTGATTCTGGGCATCCACTACCTGTGCGGTGGCGTTGCCGAGCGACAAAACGCTTTCCTGTCCTACGATCTGTTTGATATTTACGAGCGAGCTGAGTTCCGGCGGCGCGTTACTAATTGAAATGCCCACTGAAGTTTTCAGCGCATCGCCGACCGTAACCCCTGTATGTTTGTAAATGACCGCATAGTCAAGGGAGAACACTGAAAGAAGCGCGCTATTGTACCCGACATTCACAAGGTTCCCCGCTTCTATGACCAGGGCTTCTATCTCTTTTCTAGAATACTGGTCATCTGATCGCGTGTAATCCAGCACAGCGAAAGGAGTCGCAAAAACGTTTTCGGTACGACTCTGTTTGAAAAAAATTATCAAACGTAGTCCACCTGAAAGAATGTGACGCCCGCCGCCATAGGGTCGCCCGTACAGAAACAACCACTGGAGAACATCCCCCCGGTAAGATCGATTTCTGGAATTACCGAAACCGTACCCAGGAACACCGGCGCGCCGGTCGTGTAATCAAATACCTGTGAGACCATGAACGAAACGCCGTCCACGACAAGGTTCAGAATCTTAAACGCCCCGCGCTCACCATTTTTGCAGTTGAACATTTGCATGGTGTTTTCATTCACCGCCGGAAAAGTCAGAAGGTTTACGACGACCGCCGTTTCATTGTTTGCGAAGTATGCCATACGTTAAATGGCCCCCTTTACGATTCGCCCGGCGGTCGCTACGGAAGACCCAACCCCCGGACCAAGTAACTGATTCGCCAGATTTTCAACAACCGACGTTGCACTTCCGAAAGATGTCTTATTTAAAAGTTCCTTCAGGGTTATCGTAACAGTGCAACCCCTTTCAGCCTCGCCCTTGACGGGCTCGATGCTTTCAATGTACCAGGATGACGAAAGGTAAGAACTGCGAATAGAGAAAGCGCTTAACGGCATGTAAAGATTGACCGCAAAAATTGGCTGGAAACCATCTTTCATATTTTGAAGGGTTAATAACTGAGACGTTACAAAACTAGAAGAAACCCCGGTCAAGTTCAGCGCTTCAAAACTTCCGCTGTTGCCAAAAAGCGAGTTAGCAACATTTGAAATTTGCTGCACAAGTTTTGTGACCTGTACGGTTTGCTGGTTTTTTGCGGCGGGAGTTTCAGAAATGATAAACTCGAAAGAATAAGCACCAGGGTTACGCGCGGACTTCATAACTAAATCGCCGTCAGTGATCGGCATTCCCGTTATCTGACTTGTGCTTCGCGCGTGTTCCGTGGTTGAAACACCGATTACGAAAGACGGGAACGGGTTCACTTTTGAAGGCAAACCGATAATGACAGGGAGGCCTGTAATCCCCTGGCTTGCAGCACCCAGCGAGGCTTGAGGATCGAACGTTAAATTTGCCATTAGTCTATCAGTCTCCGGGCACCGCTCGCCGAGGGGGATTTTACAAAGTCTGCAAACTCTACGCTGCGCAGTTTTTTAGAAAGATCCCGCAACGCAGTGATGAGCGAGCCTGCCGCGTCGGCCAGCCCCTGGTCAATTTCGTTTTGGGTTTCCTGTATCGCCTTTGCGTTACTAATCCGCTTCATGTCCTTCCCGCTTTCGCCATAAAGTAAGCGAGATTCTCTCTGGCGGTTCAAGTCGTCGAATTCAGTATTGGTTGCACGGATTCCCGCGTCGTTCTGTTTGAAGCGGTCTGCGTCCGGAATCATTGTCCAGAGCTGGGGCATCAGTTCCTTTTTAGCGGAAGGGGGTAAGTTTTGCAGGCTGTTAGCGATTTTCTGCATGAAAAAACCCTGATCGGTTCCGAGGGCTTCAAAATTTCCTTGAGCTATAGCGGTCGTTTGTTTCACGTCGTACGGGTTGTCTCGCGTGCCGTACAAAGTGCGAACCGCGTCCTTAAATTCTAATGAAAACTTTCCGTACTGCGATCCAAGTGCTTCAATAATCCCCCGTTGCTCATTGGTTGAAATATCCCCGCGAGATTTGAAAGGCGTCTTATCCCCTCCACGTAAAAATTGTTCGTCCCCTGCGTAATTCGCGGCGGTATTGAGAGCATCCTTAGTATCCGCATAACCCTGCGCCGCGGCTTTGATCTTGTCTTTGAACGTGAGGGCCGCTTGCCCCATCGTAGCAAGCACGCCGGAAACCCCGAACGATACCAGGTTAAGCGCATTCCCGAGCCCTGCGAGTAGCGCGCCCGTGTCGAGCGAGGCCGCGCCCTGAAAAGCCTGGTTGGCAGACTGACGAAACTCTTTCGCGTAATCGCGTTTTTCAGACTTGTCTTTTCCGCTATCTTTGTCATCAGGTTTCGGTGGCGGTTTCGTGGGTTCCGTATAAGACAGCGGGCGGTTTTCTGCTAACTCCTGACCGGTGACGCCCTTTGTCGTACTGATCGCCATACGCACGTTAGAAATCTGCGCAACGCGCTTTTTGATTTCCTGAATCTGCTTGAGCTGACGAAGCACAAGGTCAGAACCCTTAATCCCTAACTGTAGAATTTCAGTAATCAAGAATTACCCCGGCGGGCGTTGAGCCAGCGAAAGTAGATTTCCCTGAGCTGTCGTATTTTAAGGGAGCGCATTTCCGTTACTGATATTACCCGATGGATAACAAGTGCCGTCAAGTCCATTCCAGCCGAAACCAGACGCCCGGTTTCAGCGTCCCCTAAGTTAAGAAAGTCTGAAAAAAAAACCGGTCTGCCACCTTTTCTAAAATGCGGATCTCATCCACTTTCAGCGTACCGGTGCGGACGCTCACGTTTTCCCCGTTCTTGTAAACACACCTTTGCGCGTCCAGCTCCAGGAACCCGTCAAGGACGCTTTTCTCGATTGCCTGGCAAAGCTTGAGCGGGTCGGTCGGTTCGGTAAGGGTGTACAGGTCTTTGCCGTACTCAAAAGATACTTTGTCTTCTTCGAGTTCTTTCACTTCTACGATAAGGCACACGCTCGACTTGCGCTGAAGACGCGCAAGCTGGGCATTCTTTGACCTGAACACTTCAGCAAAATCTTTCTCTTCTTCTGAAGGGAGAAAGGCTTTTACTTTCTTGAATTCGGATTTCGAAAGCTTCTTTTCGTCTACGTCAAAAAGCTTTTCAGTAAACGAGGCCTTCGAAACCCGAATCAGTTTGTCAAAAACTTTCACGTTATGACACCGGGTTTCCCGCCGCGTTAAGGATGCTCAGATTCATGTAGTGAAAATTGAATTTCACCGTGGCAATGTCGTTACTGATAACGCGCGCCGGGTGATTCATGAATTTGCAATCCTGGTGCAAGTACGTTCTGACTTCCGAAGAATCCTGGTCGTTTCGCTGATAGGTAAAAGCAAGGTCAAACATTGGCTGGGGGTTACGAAGCGCCCAGCCTTGCAGCTTGTCCGCTTCCGGCCCGTCAAAAATTGTTAGATCACGTTTACCCGATACTGCAAAAATATCGATGTACTGGCCGGTGGCCCCGTCATTTGACATAAAGGGGCGCGCGCGGTCTTTAGTCGGTTGCGCTTCCCCTAAAATTTCTTCTTCGTTAAAAAACGTGTCCGCGCTAAAAGTGATTGGCGCAAGACCCGGAGTCGTCGGGGTCATCGTGACCGTGACAGTTGCAAAGTTCATTGATGTTGACATTCTGTTTTCCTCCCTCTACCTTTCTAACTCGTTACGCCGGATACGTGAAGTTAATCGTCACGTAGTGAGCTGCACCAAAACGCAGAATCGAAGCGAACACCGTCCCGCTTGGCCAGACTCCGGTTTGTCTCCAGTTAGGCGAACGGATCGTTACTTGAACCGCCGTCAGGCAGCCTGCATTAAACGCAGGGGAATTGTCTTCGTTTGATAGAATCAGATTCAAGTCGAAACAATCCCTGAGCCCCTTACGCACGATAGCGAGTAACGTTCTAATGCCTGAGTCGTCATTGGGCAAGCCTTCCTGACCGGCGGCCTGCAAGGTGTTGTGAATCAAAACGTAAGTGTAGTCTTCGATATAATCCCCGGCGAGAACCGTTTCCACCTGATCAGTAGTCGGCGGGTTTACATCGCTGTTCATTTGTGTATCATACACGAATAGCGAGCCCGCACGGTCCTTCGCTCCGTTGTACTGCGCAAGGCTATTGTTCGCAATGTCAGAGCGCGTGGAATTCGAATAAGTGTCGCTGTCAATCAATTCGAAGTCATGCGCGTCAGACAGAGAACCCCACGAACGCGAAATCGCCGGGCCGTTAATGCAATAGCTCGCCCACGCAATCGCGATATTGTCGTAAACGGTTTGCGCAGTGATTGTCGATTTTGAATCTGAAACGATCGTCAAGAAACCGTTGTCAGAATTGATCGAGCCGCCCAGAAGTAGTTTGGCCGGCAGTTCTTCGCCTTCTTCCATTGAGTAGGTGTGCAAAACTACTTTCTTATGTGACCTGACACCCCATTCAGCGATGACTTCAAGGTCTACAAAATACGGGTAGGCGTCGCCGCCATCCCCGCCCCCGTTGTAACGGTCGACAAGCGTTATGATCGACCACGCGCGCGGGTCGCGGTTTGCGTCGTTCAGTGCAGCGCTTGTCACGCCGTCCGGGTCCGACAAAATGTAAACGTAAGTGTAAGCGTAGCTTTGCGCGAAACAAACGCGCAAAGCATTGATGAGGCCCAGGCTGGTCGCGTTTGTCTCTGCGAAAGTATCTTCATCGGTAGAATTGATTTTAATCAATCCGGTTTCCGGGTCTGGCGTGTAGCCGGTCACTTCTTCCCGCGTTACGAGCAGGAGCGAACGGGTCAGCGCGGGTAGTGTCCCCTGGGTTGCGACTGACTGAATCGTAATAAATTCGGCGTTAGACATTTTATTCTCCTATCGGGCAGTGTAAGCAATTGCAATATCGAGATCAGTAGAGATCCCCGGGTCTGGCGTTCTGACAGGGTAAGCACAGACGGCGGCCATTTCGGCAATCATGACGGCTTTCGGAACCGGCGCACCGGAGACCATAGAAAAAGACGGGTCTTCTCTCAAGCGTAGCAAATCCGCTATAGTGACAGTCTGTTCCGTATTTTCGTCAATCCTTAAAAAGACGTTCAGCGAAATGTCAGAAAAAGCCATTCGCGCTAAGTGGTACGGCAACCATTGCTCCGTATCATTTTGGATTTCAGTTTCCGGGGATGTGAAAAACGAAAGCTGATATTCAAACCTTGTGTAAATCCCGCCGGCGTCTGAAGTCCAGCCCGACGGTCGCGGATTCATGATAAAGGATTGCATGTAAGGGTAACGAGGGGCGACCGTTTGACTTTTGGTAACGGCCTGAAGCGTTTTTGGATCTACTCCAAATTTGATAACGGGACAGTTTACGCCTTGCGCGGTCAAGAAAGCATTGAGCGCCGCATTGAGGGCATAATACTTTTCCGTAATTGTCTGGGGCGCTAAACTCACGGTGAGTAAGTGCCCCCGTCACTGCCAAGTCCTGGCACGTCTGCAATCATTACGGTTACGTTTTCTTCCACGGTGTATTGAACGACTTTTAGCAGTGTCCCGTCTGCCCTGATTATGCGGTCAGGAATTTTTACGAGTTCGCCCACGATTGCAATAGAAACCCCTTGCTGTAAGGTTATGCCTGCCATTGCGAGACGCGTGATTTCAGACTGAACGAGGGCTACCACGCGCGCGAATGCCTGGGATTCGACGGGCTGAGGGTTGTATGACCCGTCACCGTTCGCCACAGGTTCCTGCGTTATCAAAGTAATTTCTTCGGACACGTTGCGCCCGATTGCGTACGAAAGTAAATCTCTGGTAATCGCTCCCATCGTGTGCTATCTCATGAAAGCGTTTTGCCTGCGCGAGGCCATACGCCGGCGATAACGCTCCGGGTCATTCAGGGAAAAGCTGGTTGAAACTCCCTGAGATTGTACAGAAGAGATTTCCGGGAATTTATTGTCTATGGCTAAAAGATGACAGGTAGTGTCCAGAATTTGAGCGACGTAATCGTCAGGGCTGTAAAAAGACGGGCTCACGTCTCGGCCCGCCTCCGTAATGTAAAGGAGTAAGTCCGCATCGGTTACAGCGGGATTCTGTAACCGTATGCGGACTTCATCAAGGTAAAGCGTCGGGTCCATTACCCCCCGTTATGACGCTTTGCTGAATTCCATAATGAACGCCCCGCCGTACTGCATGACCATTGGCCCGCCGAACAGGTATTCACTACGGAAATTCATAATCGCAGGCGAAACGTTTTCGCTTGAGATAATCGGCATTGCAGTTTGCCCCGGCATGATTACCGGTTTGTTTTCGGAACGGCAACCCATCGCAATCAATACCATGTAGTTGTATTCGTTACTTTGACCGTTTCCAATGTCTGCGCCATAGTTCAGAAGCGAAGAAGGGAGGACCGTAATTTTCTGCACGATCTTTCCAGCCGTTGCACTCTGAACCATTTCCTGAAGTTGCTTGTTGAAAGTTCCAGAACCTGGATACTTAACAGCGAGTGCATACCAGGTTGACGGAACATAAAGCACCCATTCACGCGGTGCAAAGTCTACGTTCTGCTGTGCTGGTAATTGGAACAACCGGATCAAATCCGCATACATTAACGCAGGGTCTCCCGACGCCGGCAATTGCTGGTTCGCAGGAGCCAGGAAAAGCTTGTTCTGGATTTGCTGAATCAATGTCGTCGGAGCCGCGCGCCAGTCTGCCCCGGTTGCAACCGATGGAGAAGCCGCGTCCCAGTCACTCAGTTGAAGCCGAATGTCGTCGGACAGAAGCCCGTAAGATCCGCCAATGCCCGGAAGGTAATTTCCCGCCGCACGTTGACCGCCTACAAAAGCAAGTTCGGCAAGCTTCATTACTTGCTTAATGCCCGCTCCGAAGTAACGGTTTTGCAGAATGAACCCGCCAAGCGCCGGGCTTACCGCTTGCGCGTAGCCGAGAACCTGGTCACGCATCGCTTGCGTAATCGAGAACACTGTGTCCAGCGTGATCGCGTCTTTGAACTCATTGTACAGGTCAATTTGCGTACGATTATTATCGTCGCGCATACTTGACGATGGGTTGATGTCTCCTTGCGTTACTTTCGCCGAACCTGTCACGGATTCAACAGGCGCACGGAAACGAGACTTGGCAAGACCGGTCGCACCTGGTTCAAGTGGAACCGCGAACGCATCGCCGTAACTCTGGAAAGCTTCCATGAACGTTTGTTCCTGGTAGAGCTGCCCGGCAAGCAGGTTCAGGTTTCCGAAATGATCGAAAACCGGATTACCCGCAAGCGAGTTAAAAGCAGACTCGACAGCCTTTTCAGGTGTGAGACCGTTTTTAACGTACAGCGCTGCAAGTTCGCGCGAATCTCTAAGGAAAGATTCTCCGATCGATTGCATGTTGTCAATTGCTTCCGAACCACGGCCAAGCTCCGATTGCAGGGCGTTAAAGACTTCGTTGTGTCTTGTGTGCCCTGGATCGGTAAGAGCCATCGCCATTTTCATTAGCTTCTGGTACATGCCCGGCGCGTTACGCGCGGACAAGAATTCTGCACTTTCGCCGGACCTGATTTTCTGGTCGGCGAGCGCATTGGCGGCGGTCAGAAAGTTTTTTACATTCTGCTCCGCCGGGTTTCCGTTAAGTCGTTTAATGCCTTTCATGTTATAGCCTGTTTACTCCTTTTTCTCGTTATGGCTTGAGTGGTGTGTACAGTTTGTAGAAGACACAACCCTCAGTAAGCTGACCGGAAAGCTGATTTCCTGGCACCGCCTGGAACACTGAACCTAGAAGTGCAAGATTTCCACCGCTCGAAACCGATGTGATGCGCCCGAGGCTGTCCAGGTAAGCAGTATTGATCCCATTGGTCGGCTCATTTGAACCGTCAACGTCAATCTGATAAACATCATCCACGTCTGAAAGCACGGTAACGAGGTCTCCGTCTACAAACGTATTAACGTCAGGCGCGATCGAAGCGAGCCCGCCGGATTGTAGCGCTTGTTCAAGAACACCCCAGCCAATGATAATATGGCTCGCGAGTGCAGTTCTTGAAATCACTGCAAACATATTAAATTCGGCGTCTTGCTGAATTGAAACAATTCGACGATTGGTGACTTCAGTGTCGCCCGCATCGTCAGGGATTACCAGAGGCAAGCCCTGAATTCTTTTCGTGGACCATTGATAGGTTCCACTTTTTGGGTTTGTTGACCCGATCGTTTGTGGTGCAATAGGCATTTTAAATTTCCTCCTGATTTCCCTTGATTAGAACGTGCGAAGGATTCCGTCAATGCTTGACTCGGATTCCTTCCCGCTTGAATTCTTCACGCCTGCTAAAAGTTCGGTGCGTTTCGCATTGAGCGCGCCAATCAATTCAGCGTCGGTCGCTCCCGTTACGCCAACCAGTGACGCAAGGCCCTTGATTGTCGGAGCCGTCGGAAAAGTAATTCCAAGATGTTCAGAGAAATCTTTGAGCATCGCGTCAGACGGAAGCGCGTTTGCCGCATTGGCGGTTTCGTCTTTCTCTTCTTTCTTTTCGGTGTCTTCGTTTTTGGTCTCTTCTTTCTCTTCTTTTTTCTCGGCGTCTTCGTTCTTACCGCCCTTGTTCTCACCTGCGAGTTTTTCCATTACGTTATTCGTAATTTCATCAGTCAGCTTTTTGGCTTTGTCCTGTTCCTCATTGTAGGTGTTCATGTGACCTTTAAATTCATCGTAGTCCATGTTTTTCGCTCCGTTGTTTTTTGATTCGTCTTGATTTAATCCAAGTTCTTTGCGTTTCGCTTCGTAATCCTTGTCCTTGTGCCAGGGCCCGGACTTCTCAGCTTCGCGTTTCAATTTTTCAATTTCCGCCGCTGACTTTCCTTTGTAGGCTTTTTCAAATCCGCCGACAGGAATCTTTTCCGAGTTTTCACTTTCAGGCTTATCAAGCGCATTCATCGCAAGCACAATGTTACGCGGGTCGCGCGGGTTCGGCAAAATTGCAAGATGATTGTTCACAGCCTTGCGAACTACTGCGTCATAAGGCTGGCCGTCTGGCGTCATGCCCGCTGTGTGATCTACTTCCAGAAATGAAATGAAAGCAGACGTTCCAAAATCTGGTTTGTCTTTGTTGGCTTCGATGTATGCGATATTGTCTTCGCCGTGAACGACCCCGCGAATCTTTACGCGCTTCTCTTTTTCATCCCAGAAAGCTTTATTAGGCCAACCGTCAACGCCACGGTTAAATTCTGACGTGTTCTTTTCATGCGTTTCGATTTGCAGAGGCGAGCGCATAACGGTATCAAGATAATCTGGATCTTTGAGAGCTTCTTCGGAATAGTACAGGCGGGTTTCTTCAGGGTAGTCTTTTCCAAGCTCCCCGGGTTTGTAAGTCAGCACGGTTGCAGCAATTACAGGCAGTTCAATTTCTGCCGTCTTGACTTTCTGGTAAACAGCGGACGCGCCATTTTCAGCGGCCAGGGTTGGCGCTGCATTACGCGCTTCACCACGCTTCAAGGGCTTTTTAGGGTTTTGCAGAGATTGCACAAGTTGGATTGAGAAGTAGAAAATAGCGAGGCCTGTCACAACGCCAAAGATGTAAAAAACAGGGCTGAGAAGCGTGTCGGCCAATTCACACAGACAAAATGAGTTTTCCAGAATCGTGTCAATCAATTTTTACACTACTCTTTTGCGATGAAATTCAAAAGCGGTTTTTTGTTCGAGGGCTTCTCATAACACCTGCAGCCCCAGTCTGTCCCCGGGTTTCCCGTGTGACGGTGCCCATATTTGTCTACAGTTGTCGGGGGGTTCAGGTAAGAGAAAGTTTTCCGATTCAAAACGCGGTGCGTTGGCCTGACGTCGCGGTCTTCCTGGCTCGTCCAATCATAAGTATCACTGGTATCTGAAACCGCTGCATGATTCAAATCCCGGCCAAACTCAAAAGCAGAGTCCTCACCAATCTGAATTGCACGCGCTTCCAGGTTCTCGGCAAAAGAAACAACCGGGGCAACCCTGCCTTCCACGCGGCCACCCTGAAGCAATCGCAATACGTCCGTGCGCGTCTCCTGGTCCAGGTCTTCGAGTTTTTCGGTTAGCTTCCCTTTCTTGAGATCCGTAAGCGTGACCAGTTTGCGCGACGTTGTAACCTGGTCGGCAAACCAGCGATTGGAAAGGGTCTTAATTCGTTGCAAGTTGAACGTGTAGCCCTGTTCCCTGAAATACGCAACAAGCTCTCTTTCATAACGTCGCCGGAAGTAATCCGCTTTATGCAAAAAATCATTTACGTTCGCCCGATCGTACCAGGTATCTAAAGCGAGCTTACGAACTACTCGCCCATAAGACGGAGCGAGTCTTTCAAAAATATCAATCATTCATTTTCTGGCGGTTCGGTCGGCGGTTCCGGGGCCGCTGGCAAAACATAATCCTTGCCCAGTAAATCTTCATCCCTGAAAATCTTCTGTAACTCAGGGTAAGCCGCCATCTTTGTTATGTTATCAATCTTCTTCGCCGCAATATCCGCCGCTTCCTGGTCGGTAGGCTCATAGAGTGAAAGGAACTTTAAATCAAAATCGTCTTCAAGATTTTTGAACTTCGCAAAACGCTCGTCTTCGCGAATGTACTTGTTGATTATGAAACGGTAAATGGGTTCAATCTGCCCTTCCTGAATTTCACTCCTGATTGTCTGGTGCGTTGAATGTATATTGAACGAGTTAGCATTGTACGCAGTGTCGGACCCATAAAAGTAATCAGCGTTCACGCCTGACAGCATCCCCTGGTATTCTTTAATAATCGGGGAGACTTTCGCAAACCCTTCCGAAAGGTTATTGTTTACGATGTCAAGGTCTGCACCCTCAGGCAATTTTTGAAGCGTATTCAAGGAAAGCTTGGAATCAATGTCGGCTACCGTTGCGCGTAAACGCTCGATAGCCGTATCGTTCTGAGAATCTCCGCCCCACTTCATTGTCAGAATCTGCGCGCGAATGCAAAGGACCTTGACCGTGTAAAGGTAGATGTTCACAGCTTCCGCCGCATCCTTGAGCGGGTAGATTCTGTTTTTCCCGATTGCGTAGATTGGTTCAAACCCGGGGCAAAGGAAATGAGCTGTCACACCGTTACGCAGAATGTTTCCTAAAACATAAATCTGCGTGACACCGTCCGAACCGTCATCGCGAAAATCCATGCGCGTGTATTGATAGCCTGTCGCGTACGTGAATTGCGTATCATTGAAAATGTTAAACCGAATTCTGTTCGCTTCTTTAATCGGAACGATGAGCGAGCCGCGTGGGGACAGGTGAGAGAACAAAAGCATTCGACGCAATTTCTCAACGAACCTTGAGCGCTTCAAAACACCTTTAACCATTTCTTCCAGTTCTTCGTTGTTCCCGTCTATATTCGGAGGCTGACGTGTTGCAATCTGAATCGGTTTGTCTATCGTCTGCGAGAGCGTAGGAATCGAAAGGTAATACTGATAGTTATAAATGTAAGGGCTATAATCGATGTAAGAACCGATGCGCGTCGGATCTTGTGCGGTCCCGATTTGCAACGCGTGATCAGAAAAAATCGAATTGAAAACTTCTTTAAATTCTTTCGCTTCGCTTGTCTGCTTAATGCGTCCAATAGCCTTTGCATAATTCTTCGCAGTGTTTATGCTGTTAAATGCTGACGCTTCGGTCAACGTTACGGGCTGAGTGTACTTCGTATTCTCTTCTTTCAAACTTCCAGTAAAGATTTCATGAGCGCGAGTTTTAAAACGCGCGAACGTGTGAAGAAACTCCGTAGACTCGGGGCCCGGTCCTTCAGGCTTCGCGCGAGCGCGCTCCATACGTTCGCTGTTGTAGTCTTTTTGAATCTGAGCAAGCAAGCCGCCAAGATTCTTTGCATTGAGTACAGACTTGATTTCTTTCATCAGGGTCTGGTTGTCCGCCAGTTTCTTGACAGGCAAATCTTTCAGCGCCTGAATTGCGCTTAGCATTATTTCTAGTTGTTTGATAGCTTGCATTTCATTTACTCCAGTCTGGCCAGGTGCGGTCGCGCTTGTTCATAATCGGACCTGAGACGCCCCAATCAATTCCAAGCGCCGGGTCGTCCCATCGTAAGCCCCGTTCTGCTTCAATGACTCGGGGCTCATTCATTTCATAATGTAAAACAGTGTTCGGCAGTAACGTCAAATAGCCCACGCCGAAACCTTTCTCGACAGGGAGGATCGCGCCCGCCTGTAAAATATCGTTCGTGTGTGATCCGGTTGCCAGATTCACAATTACCAGGCGCACAGCTCCGGATATGACGCGGACAATCTTAGCGCACGCATGGGGGACTTCCTGATAGTGAATACCGCGTAACGTATGCGGACGCGGATTTGTTACAATAACGGAAAAATCGTTTTCGTGACTTCCAATTTCACGCGCTCGCCAGACAAAACCCCTTGCGTCAAAGTACATTTACTGCGTTACCTCGTAATCTACAGAAGCCAGTAACAAACCGGTTTCATAAAGCGGATGATTGAATCCTTTCTTTGCAACCGTGGCTGGCGCGTTCGGTGCCTCGTCCCCGGTCTTAATAATTTCTTGTGTCTTCGCCTTTGCGCTTTTTCCGATTTGAGTAAGGAGAACAGTCAAACTTCTGTTTATCTCTGGCGTGCGCCCGCGCAAGATTCGTTGCGTAATGTTTCTGAGCTGTGCTTGCGTTAGCTTTTTGTTTTTGGTAAGCGAGTGTTCAACGCCTCGACGAAATGCCGGGCGAGGCGGAATCTTTTCTGTACCGTACTCCAGATACCGCGCAACGTCGGCAACGTTAACCGGCGTTGCGCTTCCTTTCTTCGGATACGTTCCAGGGTTAACGCCAAAACTTAAACTTGGTGTGCTCATCGTCTCGCCCTCCCTTTCCTTTCTGCCAGATTGATAAATTCAGAAAGCACCTTACTTGTCCGCCATTGGTTCACCGCACCAGCAAGGGCATCCGCCTCGTCATCATGCGGCACGCCCTTGACATAATTCACGATAGGATTTAAGAAAGCGGGACTCGTCCCTTTGATGACCCGAAGCCGATCTTTGTTGCCTGCAATGTTCACCATTATCTTTTCATGTTTCTTCTCAGTCTGGTGTAGAAATGTCCAGTAGTTTTTTGTAGTAAGCCCGAGTTCGTTTTCTGCCTGTCTAAAGTTATCAAGAAAAATCTTTGTAGAGTCTCCAAGTTGAGATTCAAGACACGTTTCAACAGGGGCGTGAACATCTAGAAACCTGAGCATTTCTAAAATCGTCGGCTTGTCAGTTATCGACTTTTCCCAGGTCTGCCCCGTAAATTCAATCGGCCAGTAGAGCTTATCGATGCCCGGTTGCGGCACGTAACAAACGATAGCAACAGACGTTCGATCAGACTTTTGTTTATCCGAGAAAGATCCGTCGATAAACGCGACCCTGTATTGTGAAGAGAAGCCGTCGCATTCAAGAAAAGCCCCGATTGCGTTTTCGTTGAAGTCTCCCCACAACCCTTTCACGCTTCGCATGTACTCCCCGGGGCGAAGTTTTTCCAGACGCGCAAGCTGGGCGAGGTAAGACGCCGGCAACGTGAAATTGTCGAACGATTCTGTATTAATGTAATGCACGGACGGGTCAGAACCGTCAAGCGCAGGGGCTATGAAACGTTTGTAAATATAATGCTCTTTGCTGTCCGGGTTTGTGGTCATGCAAAGCACGTTTGGCATTCCTTCCTGCCTGAGACGTTTTTCAATCTCTGCAAGAACGCCTTCCGGCATTTCTGTCACTTCGTCAATGATTGCAGCACCTACCGTTATGCCCTTCGGTTTCCCCGGATCATCGAACGAACGAAAACGGATTGTAGAATGACGACCAGCGTTCGCGTGAAAGATGACTTCGGGGTAGTTGCCTTTAAAAAAATCTTGAATCAGGAAAGCCGGGCAACGCGACTCGAATTCCCTCATAACGGTATCCTTGAGCATTGCGTAAGTTGGCGCCGCTACAAGGATTTCAATTCCGGGAAATTCAATCGCCAGCTTGATTGCCTTGATGACGTTAGCAATCGTCTTGCCAGCACCCACACCCCCGTTGTAAATCTGGACGAGCTTTGTACTATTTACGTATTCGACTTGTTTCGGGAGAAGTGCAGCGCGAAGGGTGTACAACGTTAGTCGGCTTTGTCCGGCGGCTTGAGCAAATCGACGATAACGTTTGTTCCGGTCAGGTCAACGCTGGATTTGACGGTTGCCGTTGGCATGCCCTCTGCACGATTAGAAACAAACTCGGCGGAACCTTTCTCGCCCTTCACTGCTTTCTTGATTTGTTCAAGCGCGATCTTTTCAGCGTACGTTTGCGGCTCGTAAGTATTTTTTAAATCGTTGTCGAGAATGTAACGCGTTGCTTCAGAAATTTTCCCGTAACGTGGACGCCCGCCAGGGTTTCCGCTAACACCTTTTGGAAAGGGCTTTAAGTTTTGAAGATTCAGTTTTCCACGGGGCTTGCCTTTACGCTGTGCCATCCTCGCTGTTTTCAATGGCAAATTCTATTCTGTCAAGCTCTAATTTGCACTATGTCAGCAATCAATTCATGCGCGTAATTTTCCGGCACCCTTACCCCTTTCACTGTCCTGAAGTGTTTGCCGGTTAATCTGAAAAACAAATAGCCGGACATTACGGCATGGTTCCCTTTTCGCGCATCGCGCTCTCTACTCTTTACACTGGTGTGCCCCATGCCGTTACCGTCTAACTCAATCAGGATTTTCGTTTCTCCCCGGGTCAGCCTGACGTCATATTCGAAACGCTCGCCGGGGATTGTCTTTTGAGTCTCGTACTTGAACCCGGCACGCAGGAGCGGCTTTTTAAAATTCAAATCAAAACAGATTTCCAGTTCTGATTTTTTCATGCTTTCTTCTTTCCGCGTGGCAAGAAAAGAAAACGGTCCTCGACGCGAACGCGTTTGACAGTGTAAGCCTGACACTCGGCATTCACGCGCTTACCGGTCTTCATGCTGGACAGCCATGTATGGATGGCGCTAACACTGGTTTCGAAATGCTTTGCAAGTTCGGCAACCGTGAAACCGCTTTTCCGCGATGGAAGTTTTGACGGGTCTAAAAGAATTCTACTCATGTAGAACACTAACGGCGAGTGTTGCACAGTTTCAAGCGAAATTTTCTTAACATTTCTTAACCTGCCTGAGAGCTGGCGGCTCCCACAATCCCACGTCCCACAATGTTTCCTATATATTGTCTATACACCCCCTATACTAACATATGTATACATACACATTTGTTAGTATATATACCTTATACTTTAAATATAAGAAAGAGAAGGGATTATGGGATAGTGGGATTTACAGAAAATCGCCGATTGCGAAACCGCTTGCAGCTAGCTGAAAAAAATTTTTAGGTCTAAACTAAATTTTTCGTTTGACGACTTCGTGCGCTCGTGTTTGTTGTAGTTCATGGGCACACCAATAAGAGAGCTGAACGAAATGGACTTAATTGAGATTGCAAGGTATCATGATTACAATCAGGAAGACACTTTTCTTCCAAAACATATAGAAGGGTCTGGCGCCGGGCAGACAATTCACGAATTATTGAAAGTGATTTTTAAGCAACGCGCAGAAATCGCAGATTTGAAAACTGAAGTGACCTGGCATGAAACGGAAAACAAAAGACTGACCGATAAAATCGAAGAATTGAAAGACGATTTTGAACGAATGACAGGAGGGCGGCCAGAATGAGCTCAAAAATGGTTTTCACGGGCTTCGATGGCGAAGCGTTTACAATAGAGGAAACGAAAGTTTTCTCAAGTTCGGTAGGGATGAAAAAAGCTCTGGCGTCCGGCGGGATTACGTATGCCGCTAATTATTCGCGCAAGCGCATAAAGATTGTTCACATTAAAGACGGGCTGCTTTTTGAATATTCAGGACCGGAAAAGTCAGGCCGACAAATGCTTGCCGGGTATCCGGTAAGGGAAAAGAAGTGAAGCTCGAAGAATACCAGAAGCCACACGTCAAGCGGCTAATCGAAGTTCTTAAGACTAAACGTGGTGCGCTTGACCTGAGCCATACAGGAACAGGTAAGACTGTTACGGGTTGCGCGGTCGTCCAGAAACTGGATAGACCGCTTGCCGTGGTTGCGCCCCTTGCAGCGTTGCCTGGATGGGAACGAACCGCGAAAGCGTTTGACCTGGACTTCAAAGCGGTCAACTATGAATCGGTGACAAAGAAACGCGGGTTCGTGTCTGCGTCCAGAATTGACATTCCTAAAAATGCAATCGTCATCTATGACGAAGGGCACAAGTGTCTGACGGGTTCCAGTCTAATTCAAACTGAAGTAGGGCTTATCCCTATTGAAGAACTGGTCATGGAAAGGCTTGACGTAAAGGTGGCCAGTTATAACTTTAGCTCCCATGAGATTGAATACAAACGCATCAAAGCAAGATTCTATAAAACAAGTCCCATCGAGTTCTACGGTATTAAAGCAGGGCAGACGAAAGTCTTTTGCACGGCGGAGCATAAAATCTGGACGGACTCCGGGTGGAAAACTGCGAAAGAAATCCTTGAAAGGAATCTGCAAGGAGTGCGGGATTGTGTTCTATTATATGCGCCCTGGAAGAAAGCTCTGTTCGAGGAAGTGTTCCGCCGTTTGGAGATACAGGCAACCCGATTTGTTGGAAGCGCACCGGGAGCGATGCAAGAACAACCCAGGGAACGCGAAACTCTTGCGAAGTCCCGCTATGAGAGCCGCCAGCAAGAAAAGGATGATCGAAAGAAACCCTATGCGCTTGGAAAAAAACCGCCTCAAAGTCTCTCAGACGTTACGGAGGATTGGCCACGGACCGAAAGTTCGGGGCGGAAATGGAAAGCCGTCACCGTTATCACACAAGCGGTTCTGGCGTATAATTTCATACGACAAACGTTTCAAAGAGGAATTTCCAATCTCTATTGTCGGGCACAGAATACTAAAAGCCCCGACGTGTTACAAACTGGATTTTGCAATCCCGGCGTTACGCCTGGGAATAGAGATAGATGGTGGTTCGCACAACTCCCCCAAACGTCGGGAAGCGGACCAGAAGAAAACTCGAATACTCGCTGGACTCGGGTGGACAGTTGTGCGATTTACGAACGAGCAGATACGGAAGGAACCGGAGAGGGTAAAGAACGAAATCAATACGTTTTTGACATTGAAGTAGAAGATAATCACAATTATTTTGCAAACGATATTCTAGTGCATAATTGCAAGAACTACAAAACGCAGAACGCGAAAACAATGCTTCGAGTTTCGAGAGCAGGTTTTAAGATCCTGACACTTTCCGCAACGCTTGCCGACCATGCCGAACAGCTCCGCGCATGGAATGACGCTTTTCGTTTTTCGGATGCTTACTCGTTTTCTGAGTTCATGTACCGTTGTGGTTACTACTACGAAAAGAACCGCTGGGGCGGGTCGTGGCTTCCACGTTATGAAAATGCGATTGAGCGCACCAAACGGGTCATAGCACCTTTCAGTTCTATTATGACCCGCCCGCCAGGGTTCAAGAATCAAATCAACGTGACAGTGATTTCTTCTAAAGAAGACAAAGCACTTGCAAAACTGTATGAGGATACGTTCAAGCTTCTCCGATCTGGCGATAAGAAGCGAGACGGGGACCACCTGACAAGAATGCTCAGGGCTCGTCAGGCGAGTGAGCGCGCAAAGATTGACTACGTCATTGAAAAGATTGTGGACTTGATGGCCGAAGGGTTTTCGGTTCCCGTGTTTTGCAATTTCAATAACACGATTGACGAGCTTGCAGCGCGCCTGTCAGGTTTCAATCCTGCAATCATCCGGGGCGGACAGAAGCCCGGCGAGCGTGAAAGTGAGCGTGTGAGATTCCAGGAGAACAAAGCCCGCGTCATTCTATGCAACATAGCATCCGGGGGCGTGGCGCTTGACCTGCATGACGTAAACGGTCGCCCGCGTTACTCTTTGTTCTTCCCGCCATTGTCCGGCGTGGAGTTAAAGCAGGGTCTCGGGCGGATTGACCGCCGGGGAAGTCTCAGCGATTCAACGCAGGAAATCATTTTTTCGGACGTGCCCGCCGAGGTCCGTGTCTATGAAATCTTGAAAGAAAAATTAAGTGCACTTGATACGCTGCACGATAGCGAAATTGACATCCTGGGAGGGGTGAACGTATGAATGACGCGACGAAGTTAGTCTTGATTGAGAAAATTACAGTAGAGAAAGAGTTGTGTGAGATAACTACTTGCCAGTTTAACGCTCCGTCCCATCTAACAAAAGATGGAACCCCGCTTTACGTTACGGCGGACATAACCCTGAGAGTTGTCCTAACGGCAAAACAAGCGTCAATTTTACAACAGGAGTTTCGGAGATGAAAAAGAATCAATACTATTTGTCGGGGTCTTCCTTCAGTATCGCACAGAAGTGCGCCGCGTCTGTCACAATTGAGTTTTCAAAGAAGCTGATGAGTGACGGACAGGAAGCGAGTGAAGGCACAGACGCACATGAAGTCATCGCAAACGACATTGAATCAATGCGCCGATTCCTCCCAGTAAAGCACGACAAGCTTGAAGAATTCATTGAACGTAGATTAGAAACGGATTACGAAAAGTTCTGGTTGTCCGGGGGCGTGGATTATTTCGCCATTGATTACCGTGACGGTGTGCTTTATGTGACAGACTGGAAAACGGGCCCGATGGGCATTGACCATTTAGGCCCCGCCCAGCTTGAGTTTTACGCCTACTTGATTCTAATGGATCTTGCAGCGTCCCAGCGTAAAAAGATTACGAGCGTTATCCTGGCGCTCGTGTCCCCTCGCCTGAATCAAAAGAAAACGTTTACCGTTTCGGTTAATGAAATTCTGGCACTGTCTGAGAAGTTTGACGCAATCCTGCAAGCAATCGAGAAAAAACAGAAGCCTCAAACCGGGGAGCATTGCAGGTACTGTAACAAAAGCGTGGTCTGTCCTGAATTGCGCGCCGAGCTGATCCGATTTACTGAGCCGAAATTCCAGGGCCAGCTTGTGAAGCTCACGGCCCAGGACTTAAAGCTTTTGACGATTGCGGCAACCAAGATCGATGACATAAAGAAATACGCGAAAGAGCTAATCGAGCACGGAACACCGATTCCGGGTACGCGTCTTGAATGGCGAAACTCTGCCCGCGTGTTCTCTCAGGACATAGACGGCGCAAGCATTGCAAAGGCCCTCGGGGTCAGATTGGACAGCATTTCCGAGGTTAAAATAAAATCTCCGGCCCAGCTTGAAAAAGCTGGTTTCACATTGGACAAAGTAAATGACTTTATTACGCTGACCGGCGGAATGCAATTAAAGATCGATGTAGAGGGAGGGGCAAAGGCACAAAAGACGAAACCGCAGAAAATCAAAGTAAAAGGAAAAAGCTAATGAAACAGCAAGGAAAAGCAAAGAAGTTTACAGGAAAGCCGGGGATTGAGTCCGTTACGGTTTCCGAAAAATCCGTGGAAGTGATGTTTAAAAACGTTCGCCTTGTCTATGACGGAATTTCGGAAGTTTGTGAGTCAGAGTTTGAAGGGACAAAGGCTTACAATTTCAAAGCAGGGCTTGAAATCCCGGAAGGGAAAGAACTTACCGCGCTCAAGAAAACGATCCGAGACCACTTTAAAGCAATGAAGCTTAAAGGCTTTGCGCCTGACGTAGCCATCGAGCATTTCGACGAAAAGAAATTCAAAGCATCCAACCAGGAAGGCTTTGCGCTTCTCTACCCGACGTCACCAGCGATTGAGACAGAGGACGGTTTCCAGCCAAAAGGGAAACTGTTTGTAAACCCGTCGCACGAAGCGCACTATGCTGGTTGCTACGTTGACGCAAAGGTTGCGTTTGTTGCAAACACGCGCGGTGCGATTACCATTAAAGACTACCTGAACGCAATCAAGAAAGTTGGTGATGGCGATCCGATTTCAGGTGCTCAAGATCCGTTTGGCGATTCGCAATCGAAAGCCACGGTCAAGGGCGTTCGCCGTCAGGAAAAGCCAGACGAAAAACCAAAGTCCGGTAAGAAGCCGGTAAAGAAGAAATAACAAGTTTCTCCAGAATAAGAGATTGTGACCATTGGCCCCGGGTTTCCTGCCAGATCCCGGGGCATTTTTTCCCGGAGGGTAACGAATTGAAAAACGTGTGGCTATTCATTGCGGCGCTTTACACGTTGCTCGGCATTTTGCTTATCACTGATCGCTTGCAATGCGGGCGCACCATGTGCTACGCGAAAGCGCCGCACAGCAATAACGTTTATTTTACCTGGGATTGCAGCCCGGAGACGTTTCGGAAAAAGTGAAAAAGGAAAAGAAGTGAAACGCATTTTTATAGATTTTGAGACTTACAGTAACGCCCCGATTACGCTGGGCCCCCGCGCTTACGTGAACGGGTCCGCATTCCGCGCGGTCGTGCTGGCGTATGCAATCGACGGTGGGAAAGTAAAAACGACTACGGATTTTAGTAAGATCCCGAACGACATTCGCGCGGCGATGAAAGGTGAGTACGTTTTTATCGCGCATAACATGCCGTTCGATCGGGCCGTATTTGCGAAGACTTTTAAGGAAGAACTGGGAAACACCCTTGACACGCTGGCTATGTGCCGTTACGTTTCCGTGCCCGCATCGCTTGACCGTGCTTCGGAGTTTTTCGGGCTCGGACGTAAGTCAGAAACCGGGGCCCCGCTCATTAAGAAAATGGTTGCGGGGTCTGCCCTTGATGCGGACGAAATGCGCGAGCTTTGTCGTTACGCGAAACAGGACGTGGAATTGCTTCGCAAGCTCTACAGGGTTCTGCGACCCCTTGACACGTTTTCTGAATCAGTTCACGGGCTCCATGAGAACATGAACGAAAGCGGGATGGACGTTGACCAGGTTCGCGCGCGAAAGCTTCTTTCCATGATCCAGAACGAAAAAACGAACGTCGAAAAGAAGTCTCGTAAATCGTTCGGCGTGTACGGGAAAGACCAGAAAGCGATTGCGACAAGTGCAGCGCAGGTAAAGGCATTCCTTGCGAAAGCCGGTTTTGAAGTCGAATCGATTGCAGAGAAAGAACTTGAGGACTTTTTAGCCGTGTCCGGGTCCAAGCTCCCGAAACGCTGCAAGGATTTGATTCTTGCTTACCGTGAATTGCAAAGCCGGGGCGCTGACAAGCTGGCCCTGATAGTAGAGAACAAAGTTGAACGTATATACGATTCCAGCATTTACCACGGGGCACACACGGGCAGACCGACCGGCGGGGGAATCAATCTTCTAAACGTAAAGCGGTACACTGACGGCGATGACCTGGCACCGTTTGACAAAGCGCTAAAGCGGATCGTGAAAGAAGCGAAACCGGGTGAACGGGTCAAACGGTTGAGCTCGCTTTTGTGGGGTTGCCTGATTCCTGACACAGAAAAGGAAGTCATAATCCGGTCGGATCTTTCAGCCATTGAGCCCCGTGTCGGCGCCTGGCTACGGGATGACCTGAAGACTCTGGACATTTACCGGCGCGCGGATGACGGGGCGGGAAAAGACGAGTACACGATTTTCGGAGAGTCTATGAATTTCCCCGCAAAGATTAGCCGGAACCTGTCTAAAATCGTAATCCTCGCCGCCTGTTATGGAATGGGCCCCCCGCGTTTCCAGGCGCAGTGCAGGCAATGGGGAATGCCTGACCCCGGAGAACAGGAAGCGGCAAAGATCCTTGAGGGATACCATAGAAGAAACCCGAGCGTTAAGCGCGTCTGGTTCAGTCTGATCAAGATGGCCGTAAAAGCCATTGAAGCGGGCCCCGGGACAATCAAGGGCGACAATTTCGAGTCAGGCCATAATCTGGGGATGTGCGCGGAACAGATTGGCGGCAAACTGTTTCTGGCGGTTCGGCTGCCATCCGGGCGGGTGAAGCGTTACGCTGACGTAAGGATCGAAACGCGGGGAACCAATGGGTGGAAAACCTTTTCCTATATCGACCCGCTCAAGGGTTTCAGGCAGACCGTGCCCGCCGCCGGGCTCTATGAGAATATCGTGCAGGCAATCGCCGTTGACGTGAGCTTTGAAAAGGCCCTTCAGATTCAAACGTTCGCAAAGGTCAAGCTGATTATTCACGATGAGATTAACGTTTCAACCGTGAAAAAGAACGTCGAGCGCATGAAAAAGATTATGCGTGAACCGGTTGCATGGTTGCCCGGAATGCCGGTAAGTTCTAAAACGTCCGTATGCAGAACATTTCACAAAGGGGACCTGGTATGAATCAAGGGGTGCGAGACTTATTAAGACTTCTGGTCTACACTAAAGCTAGCGGGATGTTTGTCGGATCTTTGGAGCATTCAGACGTTATTCGGGATTTAAACACGATTGATGATTTCCAGCGTTTTTGTGAACGAAACGGAATTGAAATCGAAATCAAGTTGAAAAGCGAGCAAGAATGAAGCCGCGCGAAATAACGAGTCAGTTTCTTTCTGACATTTACCGGGGGCTCGGGGGCGAAATCGTTCTGGTTTCGGCGCTGTCCCCTTTCCGCTGTGAAGTCGTCCCCGTTTTGAAGCTTGCAGACGCGGCAAAGAAAATCGATTTCACGAAAGAGCTTTTCTTTTCTGTCGCTTCCTACAAAGCCGGGGTTGTCCAGAAATCCGGCAAGGGTCGTGGCAAGGGCGCATTGTCTGGCGTTGAAATCCTGCATTTCGACTTTGACAAAAGGAAGTTTGACGACCCGTCTAAGTACTTTCAGGCGAAAGGCTTCCCCGAACCGTCCTACGCTTTCACGCGTGCGGATCGTTTTCATGTTTACTATTTGCTTTCCGAACCCTGCACCGATATGCAGGATTACGAACAAACTCTAAAGCGTCTGGCCAAACTGGTTAGCGCCGATGTGCTCCCCGCGCACCCCGCCGCGTTAATGCGCGTCCCGTTCACAGCCCATAAGAAGAAAGGAAAGACGGGCCCCGGATATACGCCAGTCATTAGCAACCGGAAACGTTACCCGCTTTCAACGTTTAAGAACATCGGAGCGGCTACAAAACAAACTGAACCGGGAAGCCCTGAAGCACAGCGCCCGGCTGGCGACTGGTTAGAAAAGATCCTTCTGAAAAGCCGGGCAAAGATTGAGCCAGGGGCCGGGCGTTCGTCCGCGCTCTACCAGTTCGCGCTACGTTGCCGCGACTTCGATATGGACGAAAGGCAGGCGCAGGGGTTAGCCCGTCGGTTCAATGAATTGTACTGCGAACCCCCGGAAGCGTCGCCGGTCGTGGTTCACCAGGTATCAAGTGCCTACAGGTATGCAAAGCATCCCCCGGGGCGCTACCTGTCAGAGAAGCCCGAACGTCAGGCGCTCAAGTTCGAGGCTGACTGCAAGATTTCAGAAAACCTGGCAGACTTTGTTTTCATTGCTGAGGCTGAAATCCTGATAAACGTAAAGAATGGACTCCGTTACACCAAAGCCGCCCAGATAGAAAACGCAATCTGTGCCGCAACAGGGGTTAAAACTTCGCTGCAATACGCGCTCACGTTTCGGCTTATTGCTCTGAAAGACCGTCTGGCGTTTCGCCCGGATGAGGAACCCGAATTTTTGCTCGCTGACGTTTCGTACTTTAACACGTTCGAGAAAGTTCGGTTAATTGAGAAAACGAAAGTACGTAAAGCGGACGTTTCCACGTTTGAGAAGCACTTGCAGTACCTGACGAACAATGACGAAGAGTTCGAGCACTTGCGAAAGTGGTTAGCTTGCGCGCTCCTGTTACCGGGACAAAAGATCAAGCACGCGTTGCTTTTGATTTCTACCCATGAGGGAATCGGGAAAAGCGCGCTCGAAGCTTTGTCAAAGAATATCCTTTGTAGCGTGCGGGAACAATCCTACGTCATCCAGGCGACCAATACAGAGATTGCGCGCGGGAACAATTCGTGGATCGAATCGAAGTTTTTGACGTTCGTCCATGAGCTGGGGCAATCGGAGAAATACGCGGTCATGGACCAGCTTAAAAACTGGATCACTGAGCCCCGCGTCAGGATCTCTGACAAGTACGTCCGAAGCTACGAAATAGAGAACTTCTGTAATTTCGTATTCTACTCGAATGCGGTCAACGCCCTGCCCATTTCCGGGACAGACCGCCGGTTCTTTATCGTGGTCAACCGCAAGGTGCCGATGGAGGCCGCATACTATCAGAACCTGTTTCAGACCTTTGACGAGGGCGTGTATTCAATCGTGGACTACCTGGGCAAGCATGCCGGGAAACTCGACGTTAACGCCCCGCCGCCGGTCACAGCGTCCAAACTGGAACTGCGAAATTATAGCAAAAACGAGTTGACCATTTTCCTTGATGAGTGTTTAAGTGATTCAGCTTACAAAGATTTTTTCAGCTCCGGGTTCACGATCCGCGCGCTGGCAGAACGCATACAGGATTCGGCGCATGCGTCCAACATCCGGTTCAGCCAGAAACAGGCGGCAATGTGGCTCAGGGAAAACAACTACTTTGTAAGGGAACTGCACCAGGACGGAAGGCATGTAAGGCTTTACAAGTCCGACAACGTGGTCAGGGGTAAGTTCAAGGAAGGGAAGAAATGAGCGAACTTTTTGAGACGGGCCCAGGAATCGATAAAATTACGGACGTCATGAACGCGGTTTTCAAAGAAGCTCAAGAAAAAGGGGTTCTGACCATTTCCGTTCCGGTCCCTGTTCCTGCGCAATATATCGAAATATCTTTCGTGGTTGCAGGGCCGCTGGACGACTAGACAAAATATCCAATTATGTAAAGTTTTGGGAGTAAACACGAAATGAAAGCAATCGAAGAAATCAAAAGAATCTACGACACGCCGGGCAGGCAGTGGGAAAAGGGCGCAATGCGCGGGGCTCACAATCCGAAGTCTGTTGCAAAGACTCGCCAGTCTAACTTTGACGATATGCTGAGGGAGGCCCTTTTGCTCGGGGAGCAAATCACTATTATCGATTCACGACGGGCGGCGCTGAAATGACACCGCAACGTTTTTCGGACATCTCTAATGCTATCGTAGAGGTTGAAAAGCTCTCAATTACGCTACCCCCTGTAGACCAAAGAATTTGTACTACTTTCTGCGTAGTGCTTCGCGAGTTGCTAGCCGAAGTACCAATCACTGATGACTTGATAAAAGGGGTACCGATTCAATGAAAACGTCAACGGTAATCGTCTGGAATTCGCGCGTCAAGAATCTTGATTTCTGGGCCACGATCATTTCAAGGGTCGACCCGAAGGAAACGAGCTTTACCGTTATCCACAATCTCAAGGGCTCGCCAGTTTCTTCTAAAGAAGTGCGTGAGAAAGTCGAGGCTTGCGGGGCAACCTACATTCCACGGAAGACCCCCGGCATGGACATAGGCGCATTCCAGGAAGTTTGCAGGCATAGACTCGAAGGTTTTGACTATAACTACGATTTTCTAATCTGGTTCACTGATGACTGCTTTCCAATGACGCCAGATTTCGCGCAGTCCTACCGGAAACCTTTTTCTGACCCTGCGATGGGGCTTTCTTGTCTTGAGATTTCTTCTCAGGGGAGACGGCACGTTCGCACTACAGGTTTCGGAATTAGACGTGCAGTCGCGGAAAGTCTAACCTTTCACGTTGACCCGATTTCTACTAAAGAACAGTGTTATGTCTTCGAACACCGGGACAAGCGCGCGACGCTGTATTTGCAGATTCTGGCTAAGGGTTTAAAGGTCGCTCAGATTGCGCCGATACGGCAGTCTCCGGTCTGGGATTCAGGCGGGGGCGGGCACGGCTGGGTCAATCGTCGAGAAGAGTTTGAAAAAGTCTGGGACCTTAAAAAGAAGGGTTCGAAAGTTTTGATCCTCGCAACGTGTTTTGAAAGGTTCCCCCCGGTTGTCGCGTCTTTCCTTGCCCAGACTTACCATAACTGGGAATTACGTTTAATCCACAACGGACCTGCCCCGACGCTCTACCCGAAATTTGATGACCCACGAATCATATTTGAGGAAACAGACCAGAACAGGGGAAATTTTGGACACCCTAACCGGGAGCTATTCCTTAACCGGATTCGCGCGGGCACGCTGGCCGGGGATTACGCGCTCATTACGAATGATGACAACTACCACGCACCGTTTTTCCTTGAAAAACTGGTCCGGGCGCTGGACGAAAACCCGGACGCCCCCGGCGCTTACTGTTCGGCAATGGTCCACAATTACGCGGGCATCAAAGGCGATACGACGGTCAGGATGGAAGACGGTCACGCCGTGGATGGCTACGGGGTAATCAATGTAAAACCCGAGCGCGGACATATGGACGTTGCTGGGGTCCTCATTCGCGCGGAAATGGCCGGGCGTGCGGGCTGGCCCGACTACACGCATTCCAGTGATTGGACGTACCTCGACCGGGTAGCACAGCAAAACGGAGGGTGGGGAAAATTCAAAGTCGTCCCTGGCGTTTTGCTTGTGCATAATTGAAAGCCGGGGGAGAATGAAAAATGGGTGGTTACAGTCCTTCACATTGGAGATTTGAGGAAGAAGAATTGGAAAGAGTGGAAAGAGTGGAAAAAGTAAAGAAGCACACCCAATGCAGGTTATGCAGCGGACCCCTTGAGCTGGTTTTAGATTACGGTGCAATGCCGCTTGCAAACGCCCTTGCCGATTCGCGTGACGCTGCACTTGTTAGCGAATTGTTTGAACAAAAACTAATGTTTTGCAATGATTGCTTGCTGGGTCAACTTTCCGTAGTTGTCAGCCCGGAAACTCTTTACAAGGATTATGCGTACAGGTCCGCAACGTCAGGCGCATTTCGGAAACATTGTGAAGGGCTCGCACGGGAGCTTGTAGCATGGGGGCCAATCGAAACGGTGCTGGACATTGCGGGCAATGACGGAACCATGATAAAAGAAGTTCTGAAAAGAAAACCGGTTCAGGGTTTCGTGTGCGACGTTACGCAGGACGAGAACCCGGAGGACTACGTAAAAGTTAAACGCTTCTGGAATGAAGAAACCGCAAGCGACTTTTTGAAAGAACACGGAACCGTTGACGCGGTAATCGCTCAAAACGTCGTCGGTCACGTTGACCACGTAATTGAATTTTTTAAGGCTGTGCGCAAAGTCCTGACCCCCGGCGGGGTCTTTGTTGTAGAGGTGCCGTCTTTCCCCGAGCTTGTAAGATCCGGGGCGTTTGACACGGTCTATCATGAACACCTGTCCTATTGGACCGCTACGGCGATGCGCGCGCTTGCGGAAAAGTCCGGGCTTGTTCTGTGCAGCACCGAATTTTCAAACGTGCATTGCGGGTCGTTCAGGTTCTGGTTGACTGACCAGCGTTTCGCCAGCGTGCACGGGCAATCGATCGAGCTGGCGGAAAGGGAATTTTTTCAAGGCCCCGGATGGGGGGAGTCAGTTTTCCAGAAGTTTGGGGCGGGGCGATTTTTTCAGGAATGGTTGCGCAATGAAATAGTAATTGGCGTAACGGCGAGCGCAAAGGCAACAGTCCTTTTAAATGCCTACGCTGTGCCCGTTGACTACGTAGTGGATAGCGCCGCATCAAAACACAGAAAGTTTATTCCCGGGGTTGGCCTCGAAATAAAACCATTCACGCGTGAAAACCTTATTGGTGCAACGGTGGCTTTGATCCTGTCTCGTAACCTGGTCGGGGAACTTACCGAACAGTTAAGGCAGAACGGTTTTAAGGGCATAATTGTAGCCGTTTAAAGCTGAACTTTTTTTCCTTCTCTTAACTTTTTTTTGCTTGCTATTTGTCCCGCCCATGCTATACTGTTTGCATGGACACAAAAAAGGTAGTTATTGGCAGATATTACCGGGAACCGCTCAGGAAGTTTCTGACGGCGTTAAACGTGGCGGCGGTCAAATCCCGTACGCTAACCCAGACAGAAAGAGCCGTTCGCAAAGTCGAATACTCAATCGAGCACGACTTTAAAGACGGGTTCGCCCCAAGATCCCACGGGCTGGATGCTCAGTCATTGGCCCGGCGGGAGCTTGACAAACTGAATCAGGTTTTGCCCGATGATTTGAAACAGGCAGAACTTGACCAGGTGCGGGCACAGCTTGTAGCGGCGGAAACGCTGGTTGCAGAATTGCAACGCCGGGTCACTGAGCTGGACCATTCACGCGGGTCTATGGAATTCATCGCCAGACAGCGAGAAATTCAGGAAGCGCGCGCGAGGGCAAACGCATCATGAGAACGGTAATACTGGCCATTCTGGTAATCTGTGCCGGGTGTGATTCTGCAAAGAATCCCCCGGTTCAGTTTCCCTTTCCTGCCTCCGTACTCGAAAGCATGCCATACGAGACGCACCCACTTGTCCAGAAGCAACGCGCCCTCCCGGCGATCAATGGTGAGACGACCCCGATAGTATGGAATGGCCGGATCGTAACCATCACGACAGGGCTCTATTTCATGGACCTGGAAACCGGCGCAATCATCGGGACGCATCCGGTCGACATGAATCAATTCGCGCTCATCAGTGCGATCGTTCATAGTGGCCGCGTTTACGTGTTCGGATCGGATCAGTTCATGCTTGACGGTCGATATGCAACGCAACCCGGGAACGCCGTTCAGATGATCTCGTCCGCGGACCTGGTAACGTGGACGGCGCCGGTCGAGGTTTTGCGTGCGCCGGACAACATCCGCATTTTGAATACTTCCGTTGCCCCTGACGCTAACGGGTTCGTCATGATAATGGAAATGAATACCGAAAACGAATGGGGCACCTACCACGAAATGTTTGCGCGGTCTCCTGATTTGCTCGCATGGACGTTTACCGGTGGCATTCTTGAGCCGGCTCGATACTCGTCATGCCCTTCGATCCGTTACATGCCGGACGGGTTTTACTATGTAATTCACGACTTGCAGTATTCCCGAGCGCAAGCGGCTTTTGTTTCCAGAAGTGCCGATCTTATCGTCTGGGAACACCAGACCAGCCCTTATGCCGTAGTGTCACCGAAAAACGCCCCCGGGTTTGAATGGAAGGACTCAGCAAACTCGTTTACACCAGGGCCCCGGATCGCGCCTGATAACAATTCAGACGTTGACCTGGTAGAGTTTAGTGGGCAGACGCACGTTATTTACAATTATGGCGATCAGTCTACATTCGGCGGGCAAGCGTTCGCAGTCTATGACGGACCGATGCAGAACTTTTTCCAGGAGTTTTTCAAATGAGCCAGCATCTAAAAGAACAGCTAGAACAGGCGCGGGAATATGCCCAAGCTTTGTACGATAACGGGGACGATACATCAGACGAGATTCGTGCTGCTTGGATTAGGAGCCATCGGAAAATCCTCGACTCCATCCTGCACGACATGAGCCGCCCGTTTGATCCTACTGGGTGCGGGTTCGAGAATGTAGAGAGCGGCGGAATACTGAATCGTCAACAATGGGCAAATGGAATGTATGCGATTACCCTCGATGGTGGATACGGATTGATTGAAGAAATCGGCGGATCATCTCAATGGGAATTCCCATGGCCAGAATCCCACTTCGACGGCATCCAGTTGCTAATCAGTCTCGGGGTGGTGGAGAAATGAAAGACGTATTGAAATTTTTGGGTCTGCTTTTGGCTATGCTATCCCTCCCGTGGTTGTTCTACGTTGCAGATGTTCTCACGCGTGGGCCAGTCGAATGCGAAACGAACATTGACGGCATTACGTATTGCAGGCCCGCCCCCATGACCCCACTTACAGCGCACGAGCAGCAGCAGTGGAAACAGCTACGCCTTGAAGGCTATAAGGTAGAGCAGTGCGGAACGCTCGTAACGCAGAACGGCAAAGCCTGGCGCTGGTATAATCCGATTGAGAAAGGATTTGCTTACCTGAATCGAAACGCAGCAATTCGAGATTGCATCAAGAGGAAACACAGATGACCCCCACCCTCCAGGACTTCTATGCGGAGTGCGTGGCGAGTTTGGAACAGGAAGAGAAGCATTCTTTATCTACCATCTTCGTGCTGAAACGTTTAGCTCTGGCAGTATTGATACCGGAAACTGAGGCGATTCATGTGATGGTAGGCTACCCAGACAGTCTGGACTTGCTTTATGGAGGTAAGGACATTCGCCGCGCCGCCTCCATTCTCTACGGGATCACCGGGAACGAGAACTGGCTGAGGTTTGTCAGTAATGCGGGGAGCGTTTGAGAAATGAGTGTCAAGCCATACAAATATCTGGTGCAGGCCGTAGTCGATGGCGACAAGGAAGCATGCAAAGAAATTATCGAACTGATTGGCCGCCAGAGGAAAGCGACGGCGATTCGTCTGCGGTGCGAAAGAGCCCTCGTCAGGACGTGGCGCAACAGCTACTATCACGAAACGCGCCGCTTGGGCAGACACCTGGATGCAATCGCCGAAGAGATCGAAGAAACCATGTCCGACGACAACAAGGAAGACATGATGAGGGTTCACGCGAAACGGCGCGGGGAAATATTACGCGAGGCCTTTCCGGTCTCAGGAGGTAGTGAGAGATGATGAAGAGAACCAAGATCAAGCCCACACTCTCCCGCGTTAAGCAGGTTCTCGACTACAAACCTAAATTTATTAACGCGGATTGCGTTCATGCTCTAGCAGAAATGTCTGCAAGCTCCGTCGATTCGTGCATAGTAGATCCACCTTACGGTTTAGGGATTCACGGTTTAGAATGGGACACAGGCGTATTCAATGCGTCTGTGTGGTCGCAGGTTCTACGGGTGGCAAAACCTGGATGTCATCTTTTAGCATTCGGATCAACTAGAAAGTTTCACCGCCTGGTCACGTCTATAGAGGACTCAGGATGGGAAATCCGTGACACGCTCGGTTGGATCTACGCGACTGGTCTCCCAAAGAATTTCAATATCAGCAAGGGTATAGATAAGTTTCGCAGGAGAGATTTTATCGAAGCAGCCATGAAGATGGGAATTCAAATACCAGGAAATAGTTTGCACGATTGGACTAAATCGACCCATGCACCATCTGATAAATGGTGGGCTGAATTCAAAAAATTTATAACACCCGAACAATGGATTTCCGTGGAGAGAAAAGTAATAGGCACCAGAAACAAAGGTAAGGCTATCTTTGGGAGTTGTGATGGAGAATACGAGATAACCGAATCTAAACACCCTGACGCACGTAGATGGGATGGTTTCGGCACAGCTTTGAAGCCGTGTTGGGAACCAATCTCATTGGCGCGTAAACCAGTGGAAGGCTCCGTAGTAATGAATGTTTTGGATCATGGTACCGGCGGATTGAATATAGATGGATGCCGATTCGATGGAAAATTTCCTACCAACATCGTTAATGACGGTGACACAGGTATTTTTACCGAAAATGTCAGCAGGTTCTTTTACTGCCCAAAACCATCTAAAATCGAGCGGCAGGGGAATACGCATCCAACGATTAAACCGGTAGAATTGATGCGTTGGTTGTGTCGGTTGATCACGCCACCTGGAGGTACTGTCCTAGATATTGCGAGCGGCTCAGGTACGACTGGTATTGCTTCATATCTTGAAGGATTCAATTCTATTTTGATTGAAAGAGATGGAGTGACATTTCTTGAGGGAAAGAAAAGATTTGCTAATTACGTTCGTTCACATAATGGACCAGACAAAATATGAGCATATGTAAGATTTTTTAGAAAAAAGGAGAATTGAGAAATGAAGTACGAATCTAAGAAAACAGAGATGGGAAACATCGGCGTTTCCTACGAATCGCAAGAGTTGGCAGACAAGCAAGCCGCAGAGATGGATGCAGGAAAAAACCGAAATTGTTATAGCTGCTCCGGCTGCTCCCGCTGCTCCGACTGCTCCGGCTGCTCCGGCTGCTCCGACTGCTCCGACTGCTCCGACTGCTCCGGCTGCTCCGGCTGCTCCGGCTGCTCCCGCTGCTCCGACTGCTCCGACTGCTCCCGCTGCTCCCGCTGCTCCGACTGCTCCGGCTGCTCCCGCTGCTCCGACTGCTCCGGCTGCTCCCGCTGCTCCGACTGCTCCCGCTTGAAAGACGCAAGACCCGTAGAGGGCTCAAACGCGAACACTGTCCCAGAAATTCCAGTCATAGAGAATATTCACACGAAAGTTTTTGAAGCGTGTAGCAATCCGAACGCACTTGACATGGGAAACTGGCACACATGCGAAACGACCCATTGTCGCGCAGGTTGGGTTGTTACGCTCGCCGGCGAAGCAGGGAAGAAACTTGAAGCGTTTCACAACACCGCCCTGGCTGCATCTTTGATTTACAAAGCCAGCTCACCGTTGCCAGTTACGATGCCTCGGTTCTATGAGACTGTACCGCAAGCAATGGCAGACATGAAACGCCTGGCAGATTTGGAAAATCTTACATAAGAGGTTGTTATGACAGGCAAATTGAACTTGCGTAAAGGTGGGGAGGTTAATGCGTGAAAAAATCAATTCAGCTTTGTCTTGGTGTGTTGTGTGACCCTCTTTCAAAACAATTGCGCGGTTCAGGGTGTTCTAAACATCGGATAGCGATCTGGCAACAAGTGAGCGATTCGATAAGTCTGCTGTCAATCAAAGGCTATATCACGCCTTCGCAGGCAATGAAGGCAAAAAATAGACTCCACAAACAAATTGCTAAAACGGTTCTAGAGAAAAATCTTACATAAGAGGTTGTTATGACAAGTAGAGAAATGAAGCCGGCGAGCAAAAAGGCTCAAATGCTAATAGATCGCCTAACGTTAACCACCGCTTTACGATTTCCTGAAAAAGAATTAGAAGCTGAAGAGAAAGCAAAAGCCGATTTTCGCTGTCATGAAGCAGAACATGCGCTTTTACAGTACATCGCAAAGCTGGAAAATAAACTGACGCAAGCCGATGGAGGATGAGAGATGAGTAAGAAGAGACTGAGGGCGGCATTGCAGTCGCAGGGATTCACAGAGAAGGAAGCCGCGCACATGACGCGCTTTTCAATCATGGACCACTTCCCGACGATCATGGGCATTGGTGGTTTTGCTGTCGGTGTTACGGTTGGCCGGTTGTGGGGTCTGTTATGAGTGAGCCGCTTACGCCCGATCAGGAAGCGATCGGATTGGTCGAGCATGCCAGGTATATCGCGCAGTGCCTTTATCTGGAAGAAATCCCCGACGATGCGGATTTTAATTGCAGGGATATTTATGACAGACTAGCTCCTGTCGCCGACCTGATCCGCACCCTTGCAGCCAGGAACGCGGAGTTGGAGACGGAGCGCGAAGAGTATATGTTTGATAACGGTGTATATCAGGCGGGGCTTGTAGCTCGCATCCGTGAACTACAAAAGGACCTGGATCGGGATCGGGAGGAGCGGCGTGGAAATGAAAGCGAGGAAGGGTGAGGTATGAGGATTGAAAAAGATTTGGCTACGCTGCGCGGATACCTTGCCACTATAACTCCTCGCGACGAGAACCCAGACAAACTAAGAAAACATCCAGACAATGACTTCCCAGACGTTGCAGGGGTGGCATGGGAAAAGCTCGTGGAATCGATCGAGGACATTGGAATCCGGCACCCTGTCATAGCTGATATTAAAGGAAATGTTTTGTCTGGATGGCAGAGGACGCGGGCAGCGGCAAAACTTGGAATCCATGTTCCAGTAATACGAATCCCGATCATGCAAAGGGCCGTCACTCGTCATGTCATCATAACGATGAATCTTGCAGGCAGACAGCTATCAAGCGAGCAGTTCGACAAGTTTTGGGGCGAGGCGTACGGCAAGCGCGTAGAAACGATGCTGGTCAAACAGCACTTACCGCCAGGAACAATTTCCCGGATGTTGTCCAAGGAAACCGGAATTCCTAAAACCAAGATACATAAAAGAGTCGAGGCCGCGAGAATCCAACTCGTGAAAAACCGGTCTGATCTATCAAGTGATACCGTGCAACGCCTGATCAAGAAAGCAAAGAATCTTTTGACGCAAATGCACGAATTGCGAGACCAGTATTTCAAAGTAAGGTCCAAGATTGGGGAACACATCAAAATGACGGACACAGACTTGCCTGCGATTCAGATACGCGAGGACGATTCCCTACCTATTCCGCGCGTAGTGTTTGAGAAACATCATGGAACAAGCAAAGGCAGGCTAAAGGTAGACTTTACAAAATAGCGTATTATGTAAAGTTTTGAGTTGACGGGCTCGAGGCGGCGTGGTACGTCCTAGTTTCAACATGCTATTGCATACGATGGAGGGCCTATGTGTCGCGCTACAGGGTAAGCCTAAATGCGATTGTAAATCGAGTTTTTCGGGAGTAAGCTTTTCGCGTAAAAAAGCCAGCCACCTTAAGAAAATTAGATATTGGCCGTCCCTGCTTTGGTATGTGGGGGCGGCCTCTTGACCACATCCCTCACCGTCCTGGCACCGTCCGCCCTGCCCCTCCTTCGTCGCGATGACTACGACTCTGTCATCAAGCGGTTCAACATTTTCCTTGCCGGGCGTACTGCGAACGAGGAAACCATTCGTGAGTTTTTCAAATCCGAAAAACGGACTTACAAGGCCCGCTCGATTCAAGTTCACAAGTGCGCAATCAAAGCCGCTGTCTACAAAGCGTTTCCTACGCACGATACGCGCATTAAAGCGGGCATGGATGAAATTTTCAAGTCTATCAAGATCCCGAAGCCGGAACCCCGGATACAATCTAAAGACCTGTTTTCTAAAAAAGAGATCCGCACAATTATCAAAGCCAGCCCCCTGCACATTGGCCTATTTATCCAAACGCTGTACGATACCGGCGCGCGCGTTTCCGAAGCTCTGTCAATGGAATATCGAAACTGCGAAGAAACCCCGGGCGCGGTTCTCTGCAAGATTACGGGCAAGGGTAGCAAGGAGGGGGCTCTGACCCTGACGAAAAAGCTTTTCCAACAAATCAAAAAGGTGTTTGGTGGAAAGGTGTTCCTATTCGAGCACGGCGGGAAAGTGTACGGACGTCAGCACATGTGGGCAACCTGCCAGAAGTTCGGTAAGATCGCCACGGGCAGAAAGATCCATCCGCATTCATTAAGACATTCCCGCATTACGCACATGATTAAGGATGGCTTACCGCTCGGGGCCGTGTCTCGCTTTGCCAGGCATTCGAACGTAACGACTACGTTACAGTTTTACGAACATAACATTTTGGATGAAAGCGCGATTACGCGCGGGGCGCTCTAAGTCAGAATCTCGATAATCTTTTTTTGCCAGTCTACCGAATTCCTGTAGCCCGTCGCCGCGAGGATTCGCGCAGAACTGAGAGAGCTGTCAACAGGCCTTTTCACGCTGTCCGGGGTGTTTCCTGGGTTTATCAAGTCTCCTCTATGATAGTATTCCGCAACCTTTAACGCAATGGCATACCAGGAGAGCGGGGGCGAGTTTGCGAAGTGGTAAATGCCCTGTAAGTCGCGCTCAATGGCCCTGAGCGTCACGCGCGCGAGGCTTTCCGCGTCAGTGATACAGGTGGTCAGAATATCAGTTACGGTGAAAGGGGCCCCGAGCTTAACTTGATCGGCAATGCCCTTGACAAAGTTCTTTCCGTATGGGGAGTATAGCCCGGCGGTACGGATGACGAGTGCCCCGGGGTTAAGCCTGGTCACAAGGTTTTCACCTGACAGCTTGGATCTACCGTAACGATTTAGCGGGCCGGTTTCGTCGGCTTCTATATATGGCGATCCTTTCTTTCCGTTAAAAACGTAATCCGTTGAAAACGTGACAAACTTTTTCCCCGAGGCTTTACAGATTTGAGCCAGCGAACCAGGTAACGCGCTGTTAAGCTCCTGCACTTTTTCCTCGTTGCCTGGAAGCTCTGCCCCGCGCACGTCTGTCCATGCAGCGCAATTAATGACGGTGCCGGCATCGGTGCGCTGGACAAGTCTGTAGAGAGATCCGAAACCAGTGTCACGGATGGCAGGCGCGAATATGAGTTCAACGTCTGTTGCCAGGCTTTGAAACGTGCTCCCGAGTTGCCCCGCGCTACCGATGATTAGAATTTTGTCAGGCATTAAAAGCACGTCTTGAAAAAGTACATGAACGTTAGACCCGCAACCAGACCGCAAGCACCAAAGAACAGGTGCCACGCAATGCACGACGCGTCATTTTCAAATTCAATCGGGGCCGGGGTAAAAGGCTTTCTCATTTGCGTTTTCCTTTTTTCTTTGCCGCTTTCTTCGCAGTCTTCTTTTTGACCGTTTTACGTTTCGATTTTTCGGCGGGCTGTGTTTCTACTTCGGACATTTGATTTTCCTTAAGGGTGTTTTTGAAATGTGGTTGAATCATAGGAGTGATAGAATCCAGATAAGGGCCACGCCCCCGCCACCTATCCAGAAGCCTTGCAGGAATCCAGAATTTACTTTTGACTGGTTCGCGCCCGCAATTTCTGCATTTTGCAAAGCAGCGGTTGCAAGTTCAGCGGTGCACTTCTTATTGGCTTGCTGGATAGCTTCGTAAGTATGTGCTCGCACAGCACGCCCGGCCAACTTCTCCGGGTAGTATTCAGGGGGGTCGAGTTCGTCGGCTACGCAGTGTTCTTTTGCAACGTCCCCGACGTCAACCGGCGACTGTGTTTGCACGACCGCGCAGGAAGTGAACGCCAGAAACAAAAGAACGAATCTCACTTTCTGCCCTCTAATACGCGTTTGAGTTCGGGGGCGCATTCGACGGGCTTGTCCGCCGTTGCATTCGAGCCCCACTTGTAGCCGCCGAAAGACCCGACCGTAATGCCCGTAAGGAGCGTTCCGGCAATGATTAGCGCGAGGGTTAGTTTTTGGATTTCCAGCATCGTTTTATCTTCCTTTTATTTGAGCGAGTCGGGTTTGCACCTGACTTCGATACCACGGGATTTGTGAGGTGCCGTTGTACAGGGCTATAAAGCCATCAATGTTTCCAGCCTGCAAGGATTTTACGAGCGCGCCGTTACTGTAGGCAGGCAAGAAATGTATAAAAGCGGCAACCTGGTTATCCTTGCTTTCCTGCATGGCTTTGAACATGGCTTCAGACGAATCAAACCCGGAAGCCTTCGCATTGAAACCCATGATCTGGGGAAAGCCCATCGAAATGGAATTGTGCGCCGCTGCAGCGTTTTTCTCCCGGGCCCATTCAAATACCATGTACTCCCGTTCCTGGCCTTCGTGTTTTGTGCGGGTTGCCGGATCATCCCCGATGTGAATCCATTTCCACGGGGCATTCGTATCAAGTCGAAACCGCTGGTCCGCCAGTTGCTGGGTCGTCATCCCAGGTATGTAAAAATTTTCCTTAAATGCCGGAGCGTACCGAATGAACCATTGAGGTTCAAAACGGATTAGCAATTTTCCGTCAGGGCCAAAAGCCTGGCCACCTGACTCTACCTGCACGACGGCAAGTAGAAAGTCAGGATCAATGCCCCATTCCTTAGATTTTGTCTGGATTGTTTGTAGCAGGTCCATTCATGTTTTCCTTTGGTGCTTCGGGTTCCTGGGCGTTCGGGTTCATAATGTCGGGCACCTGGTCTATTTTCGTCCCATTCTTTGCCATCAAAAGAGTGTAGGCCATGCCGGGCAGATGAGTGATAAACCATCCAACCCCGCGACCAAGCACGGCAACAAGAATTCCGACGATAGACAATGCGCCTGCGAGCGTTACATCCCAGGCAATTATGAAATCCAGTTTAGCGTACGTGACGCCTATCGCTGACAGAATGAGCGCAACCCCGCCGACAATGTACGGCAAGTGACCCTTTTTCAATTCGGTTGTGTCTGGCACGCGTTACGCTCCTTTTTTTAGTACTTCAGCAATTCGTGAGGGAAGGCTTACCAGGTGGCCCCCGAGGTCGTCAAGCTTCCCTTTAATTTCTGCGATGTCTTCGCGTGAATCGACAAAATGGGCTTCGAGGGAAGCGACCCTTTCGCGCACGCCGACAAAATCCCCGAGCATTTCAGAAGTTGCCATATTCACCGCCGCGCTAACCTGCATGCTCAGTTTTTCGTCCAGGCGGTTTGAATGCCATTTGAACAGAAAGAAGACTCCACCCCAGGCAGTAAGAAAAAGCCCCCCTGCCGTACTGATAACCGATATGAAATTCGTTTTCAGCCATTCATCCATTCCCGCGTAAGAACTACAGATAGCCTACTACAGGCAAAAAGATTTCAAAGGAAAACGTGTAGATTGTCCCGGACGGCCCGAGCGGGTTACGTGCCGAGCCCCAATTGTCGCCATTCGTCGCACTCGCATTCGCTACCATGAATTGAGTGAGTACAGTTCGTGCTGCGAGATTATACAGATAGCAATAGCCTGCGAAAAGGTCGCGGGATGACATGCTCGACATTGTCCCGCATTGTCCCCCGACGTAACCATTATCGACCTGCATTGAAGACCCGTCCACGTTCCCGACGCTTGCAGGCAATGCGAGCAGGTAAGCACCGGACCCGGCGGTCGGACTCCCCCCACTTTGCTGGTAGGAACCCCACATCCGGGCAATAGGCCCGTTTTGTTGCGTCCAGTAGTTATCATAAACGACAGTGCCCTTTGTCGGTGGCGTCGTAATGGCTTTAATTGGTATTGCTCCCTGACTCGTAACCGATCCGTGAAATTGTGCACCCTGCTCGGCACCGTTTCCGAACGGTACACAATACTGAGTGTTAGGCGTCGCGTCAGTGAACCAGCGGCCCAGCACGCGCCAGGCAGACGCGCCGGAACCATTGACACCGTTCGCGTCCAGGTAGTAACCGTTCAGCGTCGGGTTCAAAGTAAGTGTCATGTTCGCATTCGACGTAACGCTGAGAGCAGCGTAAATCGTATACGTACCGACAGCGCCCGTATCCACGTTGCCAGAAGTCAGGAACGTGCAAACGCCCGCGCCCCCGTTAGTCGCAATAACATACACGCCGTCAAATTGCGTTGTACCGCTGACTACGATAATGTTTCCGGCGTCCCCGCTGATTGTGCCGGTTGCCGCTGTTAGCGTTGCGGTTCCGCTGAATTGAGTGATTGACGTTATGTTTCCGGTGTGCGAAGAAACCGCCGGGCCCATTGCAAGCAACCAGTTCAGCGTCCCCGCCGTACTCATCACAACATGATAAACGCGGGAAGCCGCGAGGGCCTGGCTGGATTTTTTAAAAACGTCTGTCGTAAGGGAAAGCGCTGTCTGTGCAGTTTTGGAAACCCTGGTCCCTGCAATATCGTACACCCCGGGAAGCACAGAAGGAGGCAGCGCCGAGCTGTTGAAAACAATGCCGCCCGTGTTCAGACCGTTTGCAATCGTTTGAATTTGCAGGTCTGCAATTTCGGCTTCGATGTCTACAATGTCCGCTTCGATTGTAACGATGTCGTTTTCGGCAACGCCGAGACGTTCGTCAAGGTCCGTAGTATTGGCCCAGATTTGAGAATTGTTCGCGCGCATTTGATCGCCGCGCACGAAGCCGTTATCAGGAAAATACGGGTTCGGGGCCGAAGGGCTCGCCGGGTCATCAGGAAAAGGAAGTGCCATTGTCTGTACCTCTAGTTTATCGCTTCAGAATCTTTAACGTCAATCACATATATGTCATCGCCGTACGTAATGTACAGGACAACCGCCGTGCCATAAGGTTTAATTTTTCGGAACAGTAGGATAATTATCCCCAGATTAGCGAAACCGTCCGCTGTAAGAGTGAGGACCATTTGCACGATTTCCGCCGTAGGGTTTACCCCCCACATGCCATAAAAGCCATACCCCTTCGAAGGGCCGTCCACCGGGGGCGGGGTTTGCGAGGTGATTGTCGGATCGTCCGGCGCGAAGATCCCCGACGAATCAAGGTAGGTGTTCGTGAAAACACTACCCTGAAGACTGTAAATCGTGCTCACCTTATACCAGACGCCGCCGTAAAAGGAGTAAATCGCCCCTTGATCCCCGGAGCCGTCATCAAACACACCCGCAACGTCCCCGTTGTTTGCTGGAAGCGGATCAAGGTCTACGAGTTCCGCAACGTCATAATAAGAAAACGCGGTGGCCGTGCTCAAAGGAGGCAGCCAGACAATATCGCCGTTGTACAAATACCCCCGGCTGAGGTACGTCGAGGACGCTGGCCCTTTGGTCCAGCCTTCAGGAGCGGCCCACGCACGGCGCACGTAAAGAGTGTTTGCGGGTGTGTCGGGAAGCGTCGGCGAATTGCTAAAAATAATCAGGTTTTCAGCAAAGTTGATCGGCGTCCCTTTCCCTGCGATGACCTGCCCCATATCGGTCGACCAATCAATGTCAACCAGCAAATTGTAAAGCTGGTTAATACATTCAGCGAAAGATCCGGGGCGCGGTGCGAGCAAATAGGAAAGCAAATCCCTTTCGACGTTCAAGTTATTTTGTAACCAGGTGAACCCCACCGACTGACTGAGGTAATACAG